TGCCGAGAAAGCTCAGGGGCTTGCTTTGGTAGATTTAAGCGAGAAAAATAGTGAATTAGTCTCGGAACATCTTTCGTTATTATTTCAGATTTTGGAAATGAGTGAGGTCTTCTGGGATGAAGATGATGACGACGAGGACGAGCCTGTTGATAAGCCCGACCCCGTTCCCGAAGATAGCAAGAAATACTAAGAACGTTTGTAACGCCTTTTTAGTCCTCTGAACGGGTCAATAACTTCTAAGTCTTCAGTTTTAGGGATTCGGAAGTCACGTTCAAAGTTTATCCAGTGTTTTTCCCATCTTTTTATTTGTTCTAGTTCTTCAGTGGTCATAGTCATAGGTGTTATTTTGATGTTGTTAAGCTAGTGTACATGAAAACCCCCTAACTAAGCAAGTTTTTGAGTGGGTTAGTTACTCTGCTGCCTTAGTTCATGCTCCGCCATTAAAAATCTACGAACTAGACCGCTACGAACGACATCCTGAATCTGAAAGTCAACTCTTTTGAAGTCCTCCTCCATCAAATCAATTACCCGCAAGAACTGCAAAACCCCATCTTTTTCGTCTGAGTATTTCAGGTCGCTCTGAAAAAAATCTCCGCTAAAAATGATTCTTGCCGACTCTCCAAATCTCGTTATACAACTGCTAAGCTCATGGTAAGACAGATTCTGAAATTCATCTATAACAGCCACACAGTTATCTAAATTATTTCCTCGTATAAACGAAGTAGACCTGAACTCGATAGTCTTTTCTTTCTTCATCACATCGTAAGCGTTGGGAATTGTGGGGAGAAGTTTGTTCACTAAATGTCGGCAAGTCTCTTCATAAATTTCCTCTTTCTCAGATTGTGAGCCTTTCAGGAAGCCGATGTTGCGTGTTGGGACAATCGAACGAATGATTACAACTTTCTCGTATTTACGGAGTAGAAATGATTTGAGAGCTAGATACAGAGCGAGGTAAGTCTTCCCAGTCCCCTGAAACCCACTGAGGATGAGGTTATAATTCTCCCCCCACATATCAAACGCTTTTTGTTGGTTAGCCGTCATCGGCTTTACTGTGAGGAGCTTGTCTACGGAAAATAGTGCGGTGGTTTGGTGTCTTTGTTTAGCCAAAATCTTCGCTCTTTGCTAGGTTTTAATGATTTTAGCACTAAACTTTTTGCAATAAGATTTCTCTTGTTGTCAGCAAATCACTCAATAACTGCAAAATCTCTCTATGACAATGTATCTTTAGTCTAATATCGAACGTCTGCGCGTATAGAGACTCGAATCAACTCTGTTGTTTCTTGCGTACACCTGCCGCATTGTATAGCGTCCAGAAGACAAAATCATCCTCCCTAGTACGTATCTTTAGTTTGGTATAATAATTTAATGGCAAGACCTCCCCGCAACGGCTACACGATTAACAGCGACAGCGAACTTTTAGCTCTCGATTTGTCGCTAGTACCTGCAAATACACCGCTAATCAACTTTGACCGCAAGTGTTGGCAAGTGTATATTCCTGAGACTTCCGAAATCGGTGTACCTCAAGTCATTCCCTATACAGCATCAACACCAGAAAGCTATTCTTACTTTAATGCAAGTTATGCTTTGGATAAACTTAATGACGGTACTGGTGAAGCGTGTATGCCATATACATCAAATGTTTTTAGAGTAATCACAACATTTCCTGAAGCTAAATTATTAACAAGCTTTTTGCTTACTAACGGTCAATTCAATGGCAACTTCAATAAACCAGAACAAGTGGATGTTTATAGGGGCAGCGCCGTAGAGCCGACTAGCTTAGTAGGTACGTTTATAGTAAGTAATTATGCAACTACAGAATATTTTATAACTGAAGAGTTTTCACCTTCGACGACCTATCTTTTCGTATTTTATCGGGGTTCTCAGACAACAATCAGTATCCGAGAGTTAGAACTAAAATGTGAAGCTACGTTAATTGTGACTCCTGCTACTTGGGAGCCTATACCTCAAAATCAAATCGACGCATACGACCTGACCTCAATTACTATTTCTACCGACACATACTCGCTTGACCTTGCTGGCGCGACCCAATACATCAGCATCACTCTAGCGACCAACACAACACTCACAATTCTCAATGCTGGCAAGTACACAAAATACTTCATTGAGCTGATTCCAAACGGTCACATAATCAAGAATTTCACTGACATCTTCGCGCTCCCTAAGCAATACAGCCAAGCAACACTTCTCACTGCATATTTTGGCAAACAAGTACTTGAATTGCAGTACGTCAACAAACTTTACGCGAACATTGATTACAGCGACCATGTGGCAAAAGACGGAGCGATTAGCGTAGTTGAAAAAATAAATTGGGAGGCTCCTACATCTGAAGCTTTGTATCTGGCGTTCGACTCCTCGACGACTGCATACGCTGGCGCTGGCATATCAAGCGTAAGCGTCACTGTAGGAACTCCAAGCATCAGCAAATCGCGCCTCTTACTCTCAGGGGGCAGACTTGAGGCAACGAAAACATCGGCAATCGACCTCAACGAAACCGACTTCACTATTTCCTTCTTTTCTGCCAAAGCGAGCGTAGGCGAGTATGGTTGTATTCTCGGTAGTCATCGCTCATCGAGCATAGGCTTTTATGTGGGTGTAGCGGCTGATAGTACTCTGTTTGCTATCTTTGGTAGTAACACACTCTCTTGTGCCTTACCAGACGATACCGAAGAGCATAGCGTTGTCATTAATCGAATCGGGCGAGTCTACAAGGTCTTCGTCGACGGTGTACTAAGCGCTCATCTCAAAGCTGCTAATAATTTCAATAACAACTCAACTGAGCCATTGTGTATAGGTAGCTTAAAAAATGCAGTAGGAACACCTTCATGGACTTCTCAAAGTTGGCAAGGATATTTGCGCCAACTTACGATAAATACAGCAGCTAGCATTCCTTTTTCTGCCAATGACGTTCCACCCAAGGATACACTCACTGCTTCCACTGTTTTGCTACTGAAGTATAACGTCAGCGATGCTGATTTTGCCCAGTACACCCTTTCACGCAGTTTCACGTCGAATGTTACGGTTCAGCCTCTTATCGCGTCAGGACGGCTCAATAAGTACTCTCATATTGGGTATACCGATAGCAGCTTGGAGATAACTGGCGATGTAACACTTGAAGCCAAGATATTTAATCCATCTGGCAATACTCGTGGGGCTATTATCGATGTTGAGGGTGGTTTTACGTGGGGCATCTATGACCTCAAGTTACGCATCACCTTCGGCAGTTTCACTCTTGATGGTGTAACTGATATTCCAGATAGCACAGTAGTTGATGTATCTTTTGTGAAATTTGGTACAAGCTGTTCTCTATTCTTGAATGGCGAACTCGAAGCAACTGCAACAACAAGCGAAGCGATGAATATAGCCTCGTCAGCGTCTGAATTTAGTATCAAGAGGTTGTACAGTCAAGATTCTTCTATAGCCACTATAAACACCTCTTTGTTTAGAAGTAGAAGTTGGATTGAGATTTCACAGCTACGATTTACTAAGTCTGCGCGATATACTGGCAACTATATTCCTGACGTTTTTTATGGAGAATAATTTTGGCTCACCCTATTAGTTTCGACACACTTACCGAAGTTCTCAATCTTGATGTCAGCACACTTCCACAAGGGTTTGCGGTTGTTTGCATTGAATTGAAGTCTTGGCTTATTTATGATGCAACCTCAAGCGAAGCTGCTGTCTCAGGGCAGATATTTGCTCCGACTGTTGGTGCTGGCAGATGGTTCAGGTCAAACAACACAGCAAATAAATTAAACACAATTACGAGTATTACAACGACTTCAGGAACAACTATAGCTGACTTCACTTCCGTCGAGCAGGTTCGAGTGGTATTTACACAAAACAGCACCATTAATCTACAGACGACGCTGAGAAATGGTGCTGGTAGCTTGCTTTTAGATAGAAATAGTGGTAGCTGGACGATTACGGGGTGGGACTCACGCTTTCGTTTTGGCTCTAATCCTGTATTTGCGTTTTCAAGCAATTTTGCAATTATTGAGTTTATATGTATTAACAACTTGATTTACGTGAAGTCTGTTACAAACTACTAGCTATTTCTTGGCATCATATTCGGGATTCATGACCTTGACCGACAAATCGTTTGAGTAAAGTGTGCGAACGACAATACCCTCAACGACTCGACCAGCTTCTTTTTCTCTTTTAAAAACATCAGAAGCAAACGAGATTAGTTCGTCGTAATTTTTGGGGCGAAATTGGGAGAAAAACCTTACTAAAGGAGTATATTGGAGTTGCAGTTCGTCGCAAACAAGTTCAAGATTGTGAGGCTGACCATAATGGATTCGAGTAGCAAAACCACTTGATAAGTTATCGATACCGAAAAGAATTAGTCCTTGCTTCTTATTAGCATCTGGATTCAGCTTATTGCCGCTACCTTTCAAGCCCTGACCATAGATTTCTCCCCGAAACGCCAACTCGACGTTGTGCTTCTTGCAATATTCCATGCCACGCTCGTACAATCCAGAAGACTTAGCCAGTTTGACCCAACTATCAGCAGTGTCATCAGTAATTTTCTTCTCTAACGAGCGAGAGCAAATACCTGTGTACCAATTGCCTTCAGCATCTTTCTTGAAATACTCAGTGAATGAGCTTCCGTCAACTTTAATAGTGTAAGCAACTTCTGCCCCACTTTCAAGAACACGATTGATGTGGGATTTGAGATTCGCACAATTTTCTTCATCAGTAGAGTACAAAAAAGAAGGCAGTGTGCCTCTGGTTTGACCTGTAGCGCCTTTTTCTGGTTCTTCGTACTTAGTGATACCTAATGCTGTTGCAAGGTCTTCAGCCGCAAGTAACTCGATAGGCAGCTCGTTTGTATTCAGTAAGATGCCGACGGAATAGATTGGGTCGCTACTATTCTCAAAGCTGAAATTGAACTTGAGCGCCCGAATGCGATTGTTGCGTCCAAGTCTGGATTTGTTGGGGTCGCCGTTAGGGGCTGTAAAACTGGCAAACAGAGGCGAATCAGGTAAACAGTAATCGGGTTGAATGTAGACAGCCTTGGAGCCTACTTGATAGATGCCTTTTTGTGAGATTACGTTGTAACCGCATTCGTCGCCATTGGCAAAATTGAAGTTAACTACTTGAATAGCTGATGCTTCTTCGCCATTTTTATAGATAGGGATGATGCGAGAGATTGTTACGATTTCGACTGCGTTGGTCATAGTTCTTTTACCAGTTTGATTTCATCAGGTGTTTTGGATTGTTTTTTATTACGGAGCCATTGGTCGATTACAGTTTCGGCAGCTTCAACACTCTCGTAACGAGTTATTACTGTAGAACCATCGTAAGCAATAATATCCCTTTCTGTCATATACCAAAAGAAACAGAATCGTTCTTTGATGAAGTAATAGTCCTCGCTAACATTGTGGAAAATTTTGAACCTTGGCGGTAATTTAATCATCTCACCACCCATTTAACTTCTTCTTTGTTGTGCGTATCCCAAGAATATTGAGATAGGTCTTGGTGCATTTCGTTTACAATTTTCCAGAGTAGACGTTCAGCAGCAATTTTTGCATTGTCTCGCTTAGAGAAAAGATGCTTGAGTTCGCGTTTTTTGTAACCTTCTACGCTTACTCGGTAGCCAGTAGGTAAATCTGAGCCTCTTGGATGCATAGACCCTTCATACTCGACGCTGAGCTTAGTAATACCGAACCAAGCGTAAGAAAATTGTCCATTATCTTGCCAACGCAGGTTAGTCTCCATATTCGTATTCCTCAAGTTGTTGATGTGCTTGTTGCAATGCTTCTCGACGGTCGCTTCGCTTTGCTGCACGTTTGTAGGGTAAATCATTGTACTTGTCATCTACATACTGATTGTCTCCCCAGTTAGAACCTCCATATTGACGGCTAACTCTGCGACGTACTTTATTCCATCGGGCTGCGCGAGGGTGTGTAAAAGGACTGCCGATAGACTTAATGATTTTGTAAAGAAACTGAAGAAAGAATAAATCTCTGTGTTTGCGAGTCCTAGACATTTTGATTGCTCCTGAATAATTAATGGAAGTATGGCAGAAAAGAAGTGTGCTGTCAACTATTCGTAAAGGTAGATTTCGTGTTCAGGCATCATTTCTGCAAATCGCACAATCAACGGACGTACATCAGCCCACTCAAGACCGCCAAGACCGCAGCCAAGCTTGGGAATGTGGATGTTGCGAGTTTGTTTGCGCCATTGTGTATGTGCTGGGGAAGCAGCTAGACAGACTAGACCTTCTTTAATCCAGCTAAGTTGTGAAGGGTTGCGCCAGTCGTTTTTAGTTGGGAAGAATACTACAGAGCCTCTATAACCCCAATCGCACAATATAGTAGGATTACCAACAGTCAAAAGTCCTATCTCACAATGAGTCTGGTATATTTCAAACTTTGCTGGATACTTTTTCTTGAAGTCGAGCGCCAAACCTTTACCCATGACCCCTACACAATTCACAGGAATAAAGATGCAGTTCTCAGGCTTAGTAAGGTCAACGTCGAGAATGTTAGCGCCTTGGGGCATTGTGTGAATCATTTTTAATTAATATCCATTTTCCTGATTTTTGTTGAGGCTTAGTCGGGATTGGGGAAGGGGTATCTTCTTTAACTTCAAAGTCTCTCACCCACAAAGTAGTACCACTAGGAATTATTTCAAGCATCTTGTCGGCTCTCCAAAATAATATCTCTAAACAAACTCTTTTTTCTAGAAGTTTGGTACTCAAAATCGTTAGGGCGAAACTCTTCATAGCGAATTTCAGGGTACTGAGTTACAGTTTTACCATTGAAGAACAATACACGATATTGACCACCATCTTCACCATCACTGACAGAAAGACAGAAACAAGTATCAGGAAAATCTACGAATACGGGAGCAAGGTCTTCTGCGACAAAATACCAAGTATAAGCTTCCTCCGTAGTTAAGAAATTATCACCTAATTCCAAACCTTCAGCCTCATCTGAAAGACTAAAATCATCTTCGGAAATTTCTTTTTCAATCTTTCTCGCGACTGCAAGTGCAATCTCTTGTAAGGACTTGTCAGAGTAGTTTTCGAGAATTGAAATGCTGTAGTGTCTAGGGTCTGCCATAACTGTATAATTCCCAAATAGTTTGTGTAAATAGAAGTGTAACTTGCAGACCAAGAATAGTCAATACTACTATTAGTAGATACTCAAGCATCAATTTGTAGAGTTGGTCAAAATTGAACATGGTTACTCCTTAGTAAAAGAAAAGGGACACCGCAGCGTCCCCTATAAATTTGTTGCTTTACCCTTTCAATAAAGATAGGGAGAATTAGTTTTCGTAACTCTTTACTACTTCGATTCAAGCTTACCGACAAATACCACATCATTTTCGCTTCGGGACTTCACATTGACTCGAATATCGAGAACACCGCCTTCATAACTCAATACAGGCGCTGAAGTAGCAACTAGATAGCTAGGAATTTTACTAAAGAATTTCCCTTTGCCTGCACGTTCAGTCCAAGTTAGTTCAAGTTTGTTGTCTTTGGTGACAGTGACAACAGCAGAACTGGGGTCGAGGTCGAAAATGCCGAGAGAAACATAAAACTCTTTAGCATCTTCGTAATACTGAGAATTTTCAGGCTTCACTCTGGTTAACCTTGCGTCGTTATGGAAAATAGTTACAGGTTCGAGAAACTTCTCTTTTTTAGGGGGGGAGGAAGTCAGTGCAGAATACAAAGCATCGGATAATTGCTTCAGTTCTTTGTCTCTAGCTGCTTTTGAATATGCTGCGGTTACTGGAATACCAATCAGGTCAGAAAAATAAAAACTATTGTTGGTCATATTAGTTATTAGTCAGGAAAAGTTGAAAAATCATCGTGTACAAGTTCAATATTTTCAGTATCGCTCACAGTTGGCTCTGGTGCAACACTACTTTGGGTAGGTCTTGCCGTCTTTCTAGTGGCGGCTTTCCGAACATTTTTGACAATAGGCGCAGGTGCGGATTGCTCTTGTACAGGCTCAGAAGCAGCTTCCAAGGCACGAAATGCTTGCAATGATTGTTGGACTACGTTAAGTCGTTGTCGCAACTCTGGCTCAAGTCTTTTCGCCTCTTCTATTCTTCCAAGTTGATAATTTAATTCGGATTCATCTCTTTGCAGAATATCTAGTACCGTAAATGGCTGTACTGGCTGAGGCTCAGGGGGTTGCGGAACTGATTCAGTCTGAGGTCTTATGTAGCGCTTACTGTTTGGTAATAGTGACATCTTTTTTCTGTTTAGTTTTAGTATTGGAGCGTCTGTTCAAGTCTTCGTAGGGATTCTTGATTTTCTCGTTTTCTTGCTCAGCTAGGGCTTCGTTGAGCCAATCATATTGAGATGAATCCATATCCTCATCATCATTGTAGTGCGAATAGTCTAGGAAATTGTATCCTTTACCGCTTTTTAGGTCGAAGCTTACCCAAAACTCGTCAAGCGATTCGGCAGAAAAGAATGTTGTGGGCGATAGTAGGATTGCGCTGTGATGGTCAAGCTCAAAATCTTGGCGGAACTTTGCCCCTTTACGCGAAGCTATGAACTCCTTGACTGCTTGGTAATCGAGCCAGCCAAAGGTGAAATAAATGGCTACTTTGCGCCCATAGATTTGTAAAATGGTATTGTAGGCGGCAATCTCTTCCCAAGTTGTTGCTTCGTTAAGGTCGAATCGGTCACGCTTGAATTTTTCAACGGCTTTAGGTAAGTTAACATAACACCAGTTGCGTACTTTGTCTATATCAAGACGTTTGAGGCGAATTTGTGGGTAATCCAGTTGTCGGATGAGATTAGCGGTTCTGAGGCGGATATCGGTCTTTATCATTAAGGATTGTCGCTCCCGTCAGTACCGAGCAACCAGATAAAAAGCTGGCATACAGCAGCAGTGCCAAATGTCGCAATGAGAAAAGTTAATAGTCCAAAAGACATACAAAAATAGTTGGGTAGTGGTTACTTATTTAAAGCTATCACTGCCCAACATTAAATTGTATCTGTCTAGAGGAATAGATTAAGTGGATTTTAGTCCAAAAGCTTTTAAACAGTATTGAAAAGGTTTATCAGGAATATTCTCCACAAGATAAAGCATTGTATTTGCAATCTCATGAATTTCAGATTGAGCATGACTAGAGTTTCGTAATTTTTGAATGTTTACAAAACTACGAAAATTCATTTGCCAATCAAAATTAAGTTGGGTATTGTAGCCTAGAAAAAATCGGGCAGATTCTTTTGCTCGTTTACGCCCCAAAGGTTTAGACATATCCATAACGGCTCGGTGGTATAGCTTGAAATGTCGTTCAGATTCGTGTCTTAATATATGCGACCAATATTGACCTGCTTCGTAACCAATCTCACCATTATCTTCAAGGAAATCTTCTTGCAGAGTCAAGCCAGACCAGTCTTCAGGTATATAAAATCGGTCAGCTACAAATTCTTTATACCTAGCAGATTCGGAGTTTATAGAGCTAATACGATGTTTTAGTGCATGGATATGGCTTGCAATATCTCCTGTAATCTGAAAATCTAGAATAGACTTCTCAAAAGGAGTTTCATGAGTGTTGCTGGCTAGAAAATCGAGCAGTTCCCAAGGTGATTTTTTCTTTGTTTGAGCAATTGCCTCGAAGATAGTATCCACACGGTCAGGAACCGACTCTGGAAGCTCGATGCCGAGTTCTTCAGTAGTAGATTGCCAAGCAGAGATGCAAGAGCGCTTGTCACCGCCGTAATAGCCAATTAGCTCAACTTTGTTCTGTGTCATTTGTACCTTCTAAAAAATAATAATCAGAGAATTTAGGGTTTTGATTTCGTATTCTATTTATGATTGTCGTTCTGGTAACTTTAAGAGAGTTAGCTGCGGATTGTACAGATGAGTATTCTCCGTAACTAGTCATCACTTTTTTACTATTAGGTAAATTAGTTCTCTTTTTTAGTTTTTCGATAGTTTCTTTAGAGTGCTTTTTGCCGAAAAATGGATTTTTTTCTCCTGAAATGTCTCTTTGTGCAAAATAACAAGGCTCACAAAATTTACTGTCTCCTTTAAGAACTTTGCCACAACCTCCGCATATGCCACTTGAAATACCTCCTTTCCAGTTGAAGTTATCTGCGCCATAGCGAATTACAGGGTTAGCCCAAAACGGTTTTAAGATTTCAATTAGCTTTAATCTGATTTCTTCTTTGTTAGGGTTGTTGGTATAGGTATCACCTCCGCCAGCAACCTTACTAACGTTATAAGCCAAAGACCAGTCAAGTTTATCTAGAAGTTTTTGCTCTTCCTCTGTGAAATTTTCACATTCTAATAAGACTTCGTGAATAAATGCAGCTTTCCCGTACTTATTGTAAGCGCTTTGAAAGTGTGCCGAATGATGGCAACCCCTCTTTAAGTCATAAAAATGCCTCCTTATTCTAGTGGGGATATTTTTTGAACTACCAATATAAAACTTGTCATTGACAGTATTCGTAATCTTGTATATGCCTTTCATAGAAAATTAAAAAAGTATATACCGATTATACACTAGGGTTGCCTCATAATTTCTTACAACAAGAAAGCATAGTTAGTTGTCATTTTTTAGTACTTTTCTCCATTGTGTAACTAGTTCGTCAGAGTTTTGTAATTGATGTCTAGTAAGTGCTTCTACAATAATGTCAGCAACTTTTTCGTTAAAGTCTTCAAGTTCATACCAAGCCATATCTCCGTAAGTTGTATCACGGTATTCAATAACAAAAAAATTCTGTATATCGACACCGTTTCCCCATGTACGAGGAGATTTACGAAATTCAAGCTGCATCGTCTCTTCTCTGTTGTAATAGTTTTCGTCTTGCTTCGAGGTGATTTAACAACCACCGATATTTTTTACTTTCGTCAATTACATTACCTTCAGTATCAAAATGATAGTACAGAAAAGGAAGCTCTGACTCAGTAAACTCCTCCATCCAATACTCGCTCCACTTAATTTTTTGGTCGAGCGCTTTTTTAATTTTTGCTTGTAGTTCGACTGCGGGTAATTGTTCTTTTCGAGGAAGCAGTTGTAGCTGAGTAGCAAGAAGCTCAGTTTCCCAATCGTGAACACGGTTAAGGCGGCTGTCTTCTTTGCAAGTTAGATGATACTGGTAAGCGGCTACGCATAGGAATCTGCCTTCAGGCATATTTAATTCGCAAAGAGTACGAGGCGCGAGAAATTTGCCAATAAAAGTTGCTGCCTTAGAATCAATCCTGATGTGAGTTTTACCATCTTGAGTTGGGTCAATCATGTTATCTTCTAGGGTATTGACTATAGTTTACCTTGATTTTCATTCGATTACAGTAAGCGCGGAATCCTTTAGGTCTAGGGACTCTTAGTGACAGTCGGAGTTCTCTGGGGTATTCCCCATTAATCTTGTAGTACTTGTCGATTTGGTCTTGAAAATCTTTTAGTGTTTGCCACATATTAGCCCCATGTATCGTATTCGCAGTTTACAAAATTAAAATGAAGCGTTAGCCGCCAGTTTCCAACCCGAAGTCGCACTTGGCTGTAGTTGGGAGGGCATTCTGGATGATGCTGCCCAAAATCAACGCGAGTACCAAATTGGATGAAGGGAAGTCCTTGTTGCTTCCAATCAGTCATTGTGTACGGGTTCCAATTAGATTTGGATATGCCGTGAATCTGATGGAAGCGGTAGTTGAAGAATCTCATAGTGAAAACTCCTCGCCATTCTCTTTAAGCCAAACAAGGTCTACGAACGAGAATTGTAAAACTAAGGCTAGATTAGCAACCCTAAATACTCCAGTAGTTTGCATAGAGTAGTAGGGAAAATAAGGTTTGCGGTTAACGTGAAGCCAGTATTGAATGAATGGTTTGTTCCATTTTCTCCAATCTTCATATTTCGAGGTTCTGGTGTCGATAGAAACACCGTTAGCTTGATTAAAACTGATGGTACAAGTTTTCATAGGTTAGAATTGTCTGGTATAGGTGTTACAATGCCGTTTTCAAGCTTGCTGGTCAAAGATATTGCTGAGTTACCTTCAACATCTTTAGCGATTACGCGAAAATACACTGGGCAGTTTTTCTTTGGATTTTTAGAGGTTACAAGACGGCTTAGTAACCATTTAACGAAGTTGAAGAATCTCATAATGAAAATTTCCTTTTTTTAGAACTGAAGTCAAGTGGCTTGGTAAGGTCAAGTCCACCACCTTCGAGATAAGTATTAGTAACTGTCTCTTGTAAAGCTGATTGCGTCTCTGCACCACCAAGATGGCGTAGAATCCAAGTAATAGGGTTGGATTTTGATTCTGGGTACAGCTTGCCATATCCAATGACATCTGTACGCATATTGCAAATCCATCGAATGAACTCGCTCAGTATAGCTTCATTAAGCCCTAAAAGGCAACCCTTACTAAAGAGATATTTTGCCCAGTCTTCTTCTTGCTGTACGGCGGAGCGATACATACTCTCAACTTGAGTGCGAATTTGCGGGTTTTGAGTAATATGCTGCCAGTCAGAGTCTGAATTAAGGGAATTAATTAAGTATTGTGTGATTTGTAAATGGCAGCTTTCGTCTCTCGCAATTTCACTAAGAATCTTGCCAGTACCGAGCATTTTGTTGTTTTCTGCAAGTGCGAATGAGCAAGCAAAAGAATTATAAAAGCGAACACCTTCAAGAATGTTTATAGAAATAAGAGTCAGGTAAATAGACCTTTTCAATCTATCTACAAGAACACCAAACTCATACCCATCACAAAGAGAGTACTTGTTTGCAAATTCAATAAGCTCCTCGTATTGAGTACAGATATCATTAGACCGTGCAATAATCTCTTGAACCTTATCTATGCCGTCAAAAATATCTTCAGGTTGTGAAAGCACATTTTTGAGGATAAAAGAGTAACTGCGACTATGAATGTTCTCAAAAAATTGCCAAGCAGTAATGCAAGATTCAAGCTCATCACAACTTACAAAAGGCATAAGGGCAGGAATAATTGCACGACCTTGAATAGTATCAAGAACAATCTGATACTGGATGTTAGAAAGAAATACATGACGCTCAGCCTCAGTTAAGTTGGGGTAGTCAAGATTATCTTGGGCGATGTTGGCTGCGTGGCGTTCGGGTCGCCAGAAATATTCCATTTGGCGAACGGTCAATGCTTCGAGCTTAGGGTGCTGAGGCGATAAGTACTTCTGAACACCAAGAGTTTCCCCCAAAAAGAGGGGTTGGATTTGATTTTTCTTTTCAAAGTTAATGACTTTCATAAATTACAATGCACAAGCTCCAGAACTGCAAGAAGACGAAGAAGATAGACCATTATCGGACATATCATGAGTGTTGTGATAATACAAACTCTTCACACCAATACTATAAGCGTAAAGTAAGTCGTCTAAAACTACCTGAAGAGGTACTTTTGAATCTGGGTACAGAAGAGGGTTGTAGTAAGTATTTGCACTGATAGATTGGTCAAAGAATTTCTGAATTACCGCGACAGTGTTTAGGTAAGCTTCGTTAGAAGAAAAAGACCAAGCATATTCGTACTCAACTTTATCTACATCTGGAATAGCAAATTTGAGTGTATTGGTACTGCTGTCTTTGATGCCAATTGCTGAGCGCGGCGGCTCAATCCCGTTCGTAGAGCCGCTTCCCGTCAAACTTGACGATTCGCACGGCATTGCGGCTGTGACAGTACTGTTACGAAGACCATGCTCTAGGATAGCCTCACGTAGCTTTTCCCAATCATTTTCGTAATGAGGTTCTACAATACTATCCACATTCTTGTAGTAAGTGTCAATCGGCAAAATTCCTTGCGAGTACTTAGTTTCATCGAATTTACTGCAAGCGCCTTTCTCAATGGCAAGCTCATTGCTAGCTTTTAGTAAATAGTATTGATGAGTTTCAGTTAGTGTGTGGACTGCCTTTAACATCTCGTCACTGCCCCATTTTAGGTCGTTCAAGGCTAACCAGTGGGCAAAATCGTTAAATCCTACACCAATTGAACGACGACCCTTGGAGCCGATTTCGGACATCACAAATGGGTAGTCCTGATATTCGATGATGTTATCTAGGAATCGAACGATGATACGTGCAGCTTTTTCGTAATTTAACCTACCTCTAATTTTAGTAGGATTAATTGCCCCAAGAATACAAGTTGCAATTTCTCCAGTGCTATCTGTCAAAGAGTAAAAGGGTTTTGTAGGGAGGCTGATTTCCATACAAAGGTTGGATTGTGAAATAGGTACAGAAAAAGAACTGTGCGTATTTAGGTGGTCAATGTTGAGGATATACACTTGTCCAGTCTCTCCACGTTCTTGAGCAATAAGAGTCCATAGTTTTGAGGCACTGATTGTTGTTTTAGTAATTGTGGGGTCAGCTTCGGCTGCTTCGTACAAATTGTTGAAACTCTCAAGACCAAAATTTTCATACAAGTTGTATTTGGCTTTTACTTCGTTGGGGTCAAATAATGTGATGTCTTGACCGTTTTGAAGGCGTTCGTAGAATAGTTTAGAAATACCTACTCCGTAGTCAAGCCCTCTTGTTCTGGTTTCTTCTGTACCTTTGCCATTAGTTAAAGGTAAAAATGACAAAACATCTTTGTGCCAAATTGGGTAAAACATAGTAGCTGACCCTTTTCTAACTCCCGATATATTCAACAAAGTTCGTTACTCTTTGCCAGTTCTCTTATGAACTTCTTACTGTTACCAGCAAGACTAGACTATATCTTCACCTTCACCTTTCAGTGGTCAGGTGTCCTCCATTTCGAGCTACTTAGCCCTACGTGCCTTTGCACTAGTCGTTGAACCTGAGCCTACAATACACTTCATGTTAAATGTGTTTCCAGTTTGTTCCGTTTCTGATTTGCCTTACAGCCTCGTCTTTAACTCCGTATAATTTCCCAATTTGCTTGTTAGTCATATTTGGGAAATCGCCGTACTTAATTTCTTTAGCTTGGGCAAATGTTAAAACTGCTTCTGGATTTTGTTGACCTTTCCACTTACTTCTCAGTTCGGTATCTCTGTGTTTGGCGTTATGTGAGGCATTACACCATTCTAGATTTTCGACATTGTTATCTGTCTTGTTGCCGTTTTTGTGATTAATTTGTGGTAGGTCTTCAGAATTTTCTAAGAATGTCTCGCTAACTAAGCGATGGACTGTGTAGGTTTTTCCGCTTGGGTAGAGGGTGACTCTACTGTATCCATACCTATCGAGCCTTAGAGATTTAACATGACCTGTGCGAATGTTTCTTACTTGCCCGTCTGAGGAGACTTCATATTGAGATTCATTCTTTATTGTTTTCCAAATTACCATAGTTGCTACTCCTTAAAAATAAAGAAGTCTATTGTAGGCTATTGGCTGCTGATTGCCCTTTTTCAAGGATGTCCCAGCAATTAGAAGGATTGTACTCTAATTTATTTCTAAATTAGACGGCAATAAGTTTACCCTGTGAGCAGGCATTGATTGTAGCTTCAAAGGACTTGAGGAAACCAATTGCTCCAGTATGTTTAACAGAGCCATTGCGGATGGGGGCGTTGAGCGCTCTCCATCGTCCAAAATCAACGCCAATACCTGAACGGAGGCAAACGTACTCCATCATCGCGGACTGAGCCGCAGCAATCGATTTACGGTCATCATCAGCCGCAATTAACACACAACTTGCATATTGCTTGGAACTTGTACGCATTCCTGCGCGAATTGGTGTTGCAAGTGAAATAGTTTCAGTTGAGAAGGCATCATAGGCATCCTTGACAAACTGCATCCGAATAGATTTGTCTTCGTGAGCAAACCCAGCAGCAGCAATGAGCATATAAGCTACTTGTGGAGTCTCGTAAATCTGTCCAGTGACGCGATTCTTGACGCTATATTTGTCTTTGAATTGCTGGATACTAGCGGAAGTGTAATCTAAGTCGCGGTCGTGATTGATGTAATCGTTTAGTTCGTGCCACTCGTCTGTAGAGTAGAAACCAATTAATTTAGGGTCGTAGAATCCTTTTTCGATATTATTTATAACAATCCAGAAAAGCGCAGGAACTTCCCACTGACCCCATACTTGCTTACGAAGCTGTGTAAGGAGTAAACGTCCAGCAAGCAGGGAATAATTTGGGGTACGGGCAGTCATCAAGTTCTCGGCACTTTTTACCAGCGCAGTCTGAATATCTTGGGTCGAAATGCCATCGTAAAAGTTGAGCTTTGCACCCATGATTACGTCTGAAACACTTACATTTTCGATTCCAGTCGCACAAATTTCAACCATTGCATGAATCTTTTGGTAGTCAAGATTTTGCAATGAGCCATCGAGTTTTTTTACTTGCATTATATCTTTTTTGTCGTTTTGGTTTATCTATTTTAGCACCGAAGCTTCTTTTTCTGCAAACAAAGTTAGAATGCAAACTCTTCTTCGATAACTTCTACGAATTGAGAATATGGCTTCCCAAGAACGAGTACTCCCTGAACAAATTTATTTGCATCTGCATACGATTTGAAGGTTATAGGTGAAGTGTAGTCATAGTCTGCTTGATACTGAATTGTGTCCCAATAATACCACCAGAGAAATTTACGCTTCTCTAGAATAGTCCAATGAGTTTTAGTCAGTTTACCATACTCATCCCAGTACTCGTTGCGAACAATGCGAAATAATTTCATGTTAGACCTCTATTTATTGAGAAACTTCTAGTATGCGAATTTGTCGTCTAATAATTTGGAGGACGCTTGGCAATTGATATACATCATCGAGCCAATGACTAATAACTCCGCCTCCTCCATGAGGTATAGCGCATTCTAACGAGTGATTGTTTTTCCAGTCGTCGTAATGAAATTCAACATTGTCAGAAGTACTTTCGTAGGAGTACTCTAAGTTATGGGCTTTCCAAGTTTCAAATATTTCTCCATCGGTAAGCTGAAACCCAAGGGAGCAAATGTAGTTATGAATTTCTTTGTCCAATTTATGCCTCCCTCTTTAATTCTAAGAACCATTCCCCAAGTATTTTAAACAGTTTGCGCTCTTGTTCGGGTGTCAACTGCGTTTTTGTTTCAATTTCCACACGGCTATAAGAGTAGTTTGCGTCTGGAGGGAACAGTCGAACACCAATTGGTAGCCCGACTGTCGATTTCATCGGTGTGCCTCGATATGAGGCGATTATTTTACTCATTAGGGTCAAGATTCCGACGCGAAGTCTTTCCAAGGATATATGCCCCTTGGAATCCAGTTCCAATAAGATTACCGAGAGCTTTTACGAACTCAGGATTTTGCAGCATTTGGTGAATTTGGGGGACATTTAAAACAGGAAACACTTTATTCATAAAAAATTCTGTAGCTAATTTGGTAGCTACATAATCTTGTTCAGGAATTGCTCTGGTGGCAGTTTTTACCTCCTCAATACGCTTGTTAAGAAGGGATAGGTCAAAATTATGAATAGGCTCTTCAGATGGTGGTTCTAATAACATATGTTTATCAGGTGGTAGAATTGTTGTAAATGATAACACAGAAAAGAGAATATGCAACACTTTGTAAATTTTGCGTACAATCGAACTACAGGAGAAGGGTTTGGTGCAACCAAAAACAGTTTTGGTACACAATCTCAAACTGGCAAAGATGCTCAGTGGTTAATGAAAAATGACCGTGAAGGCTATGAGAATTATAAAAGGCAAGCGGCAGAACAATCTGCGAAATTAAGAGAGAATGCTGCTAAGGGACTAAATCAAAATAACCAAAACTTACCCCAACAACAAGTTACTAAGAATATTAACCAACAAGTAGTTAAAAATTTGAACACTCAAAGCCCTGTTGCTGAAGTAAAAGGATTTTGGGGTAAAGCTAAAAATACTGCTGGAAGATACGGGAAAGCTGCTGCTGGACTTGGAGGTGTCGCGATGACGGGGATGTACGTCCTTCCGATGCTAGGAGGGTTACTACCGCAGGGTCAGCAGCCTGAACAAGAGCCTCCTTATTAGTCATGAAATTGAGCGAGAATCAGTTCGATACTTTTTTGTAGTGCTTGAGCTTCTTCGATAGTAAAAGAAATTGTTTGCTGAGCTTTGTACGGGTCGCCTACACTTGCGCGTTCCTCGAAGTCGATAGTGACACCGTTAGTACCTACATCGCGGAGTTCTCCAATAACTGAGTAGCGATATAGGTCTTCGCAACCTTCAGGGTAAATGTAAAACATTTGAATTACTTCAGGTTCCATTATGCGCTTGGCTCGGTGTCGTAAGGGTAGCGTGGTTCGTTGAGTCCGTCGTCTGAGATATTTTGCTTCATCTCTACAAACTTGAATGCGTCGGTTTCAGCTTCGGTTTCAAACTCAGGTGCGCCGAAGCGATTCGATAGGTAGTCACCTTGTTTCAAGTCTGTGAGGTCAACGTCCGTAAAGCTATTAAGGGATTGATTGTAAAGATACTCAACACCGTAGTTTATAGCAATCTCCCGTTCTTCGTCATACCCAAAATCAAATAGTAATCTACCTTCTTTTTTGATGTTTTCAAGACGAGTGCCTTCACTAAAGTACGTTTCAATCTGTTGAATGTTGGGGATTTTCGACTGTAGCAAGTGAAACAATGCTGCGCCGTTGGCTTTGTTCAAGATACCGACTACTGCATCTGGATACTGCGATGAAAGTTTGGTAATTACGTCTAGCTGCTCGGTGATGTCTAGCTTGCCACTAAATCCGTCCACGACACGGTAAGAGTTGCCATCTTTAGTGATTACAACACCTACAGACAATTGTGTATCCGTGAATCCTGAATCCCACACGATAATTGAATTGGAGATAGTTGTCACCACACCATTTTCAAACTTGTTTACTGGGGAGGCTGCTGAGTTGCCTTGAGTGCCTTTCGCTACTACGCGAAAATAAGTTGTGTCAGATGTTTCTACGAAATCAGGGCAATCTTCGTCTGTAATACCATAAAAAATAGCGTCGAGATGTTCAGTGAACGCTTCCACTTCGGTGTGCATTTCAGGGTATTTCTTTTCGATGTCTCGAAGGGTAGAAAGGAAATATTGGTGCTGAATCTCACTTGCTGCCCACTTTAGATTTTCACGAGTGATTTCAAGGAACTCTTTGATTGGCTTAATGAATTTGTTGGTCATGTGCGTCACTTAGTTGATGTGGGTATTATGTCGTTAGTTGAAGGGAGCGTCATCTGTCGAGGGAGGTATTACCAGACATAATCTTTGGAGATACTAGTCCACAACCTTCTCTGCTTAATTGACCTCACAAGATTGTAATAGTAACCCATGTCGCGAACTTTGGATGGTTTCAGACCTTGTTGAAGTAGTTCACAAATCTCAATAACAATTTTTTCAGTTGTCTTACATCTGGCATTGCTTTCACCAATAGCAGAACGTTTTTCATTGTCGTAGCTGTACTTGATGTTGTTGCCGTGAGTCATCCATTCCAAGTTTTCAACTCTGTTGTTACGCCTATCGCAATCGATATGGTTGACATCCGAGTAGTTATTGGGGTTGTCAAGAAATGCTTCGGCTACTAATCTGTGAACTGCTTTAGATGTATACTTACCATCTAGGATAAGAGAAACAATTAAATATCCTCTTCCGTTATCGTGTTGCGATAAAGGTTGACCCCTTCTACCTAACACAACACCTTCTTTATTAACCTGATAACCATTGTAAATTTCTTTAAACATATATTTAATGGCATTTTGCCCAATTATAATTAACCATAATTTCAGTCTGCAAATGAACACTTAGCTTAAGAAGTTTTTCAGTTTTTAATATAGCATCGGATATAGCTCTAGAGATATCGTTCGGAAGGACTATATACCAATTTTTGTCGTGCATTAAAGGAGAGATTTGTTCACCTTTCCAATTTTCCACAAACTGACGACCTTCTTCTTCACTAGTAAACTTTTTGATTTGTACCATGTGTTTTTTGATGCGGAGAGCTTGTTCATCGTGCATATGAATCATCTCAGCTACATCAGGTTCAGCTACAAAACAATCAATACAATACCCTTTTTCCTCCAAAATTTGCATTGACAAAACATTAGTATATTTGGCACAAATAATGCCTGTAGACTGAAACAAAAAATTAAGTAGAGAGTGCTTAGAACGTGTATTAATTTTTCTGCCGTCGATTGTTCTTATCCAAGTTTTACCATTTTTGTTCCAATGTTTTTCCAAGTTGTCGCGCAACTCTTTTAGTGCAGGAACAGCTTGCCAATACTCATCGTAAATTCTTTGTCCCTCTTTTAAAGAGACAGACAACATTTTTGCAACTTTGGCAGGTTGACAACCATAAATTAAGGCATACTGAAGAGATTTTGCATCGCTTCTGGGTATTCCTAATTTAATGCTGTTTTTGGTGTGAATGTCATTGGGTTTGACAGCAACCAAATCTTTTGCCAACTCTTCCCCATTCGTGTATTTTAAACACCACAAAGCCATCACCATCGCTTCTAAAGATGAAAAGTCATAGGAAAATTGAAAAGCCCCAGACCCACACCCAAAAAGCTCTCGCATTTGAAAACCGTAAGTACTGGTAACTCTGGGTATGTTAGTGATGCCGATATGTCGATAACGGTGACTTGCGGCTCCAATTTCGATGGCTGGAGCAGGTATTCTTCCATCAACCTGACGATATTGGTTTAGATATCCTGAGCTTGGTGGATTATCCTCGTTAAACTCCCACTCTTCATCGTCAACACCACCTGCAATCGAATTTTTGCGGTGTTTATAGGTAAGATACAGAGCGAAATCTTTGGCAAACGCAACTTTTTCTCCAATTTTAATAAGAGATGGGCAAAGCTCTTTCTCAACCCCGACCCGTATACAAGGAGAAGTGGGGACTACCACTGGTCGATTCCCTTTAATTTTTTCTGCTAGAGCAGGAAACAAATTTTCTTCATTTAGCTCAAGAATCTCTAGTCTTTGTTCTTTATACTTACCATCTTCAATAGTTTCTTTGACGTACCGTTTCAATGCTGCTAAGCGTTTCTCGTAAGGTATAGATTGCTTCTTGGAATCACAAATAAGATTCCTAACCCGAAATTCAGTGGGTTGCCAGTTTTTTGAAATAAGGACAGACTTCACCCAATCAATGTCGTCAATATCTGCTTTAATATGGCTCTCTAGCGGTTCATTATAAGGCAAGGGATACATTTGCCCCTTATAAAATAGAAGCCACTCCTCGTCGATTTTTTCGATAGTAGCACCAACTCTTTCAGTAAAACGTAGCATCACATCGCTAGGTTCAGTAAACTCAGGCACTAGAGCTTCGTAGTAAGGCAATTGAAAAGTCTGACCACCAAAAATGAAACTAAAATCCCCTTCGGTATACTCAATTTCTTCTTGGTTATTTAAGAACTTAACGACCGCAGACGAAAGCTTACCATCTTTCTTGACTTGCACTTTAGGAAGATAGACAGCTTTGTGAGTTTTTAGTTGGTTAGCTGGAGGAGTTACTTCAGCAAGTTCCCCTTTATTGCGAGGTTTTGGAGGGAGAATTGGATTAATAGCGTCTGCAATCGCTTTCATTTTCTCTTGCAGGTCAGCAACCGCAATTTTCGCTTTTTCTACATCAAATGCGAAACCCAAATGTTCTCGCCTTACTCCAAGGTCACACAACTTCGATTCCATCTTAAAAGCTTGATGCCAACCCGAATATTCCAAATACTCAGCCCATAAGCGCTGAAACAGCTTGCAAGTGACTACAGTATCTTGCCGACAATAATCCAGTAAAAGTGGAGTCCAATTTAGAAACTGTTCGCCTTTGGGGGAATTTTTTTCAATATACCCCGCAGCAATACAATCTGCACGATAATCTGACTTCTCTTCGCCCAACCGTTGACCCCAAACTTCGAGCGAATGTCCCATACCTTCGGGAGTATAGCGGTCAGGACTTAGCAAGCGAGATAAAAGCAATGTATCAACAATTTGGCAAGGTTGCCCAAACACTGTATCAGGCTGGTCAAGATATCCAATTCTGTAATCAAGAACACCGAATAATTTCAACGCTGGAAAGTCGAACGAGATGCCATTATGAGCTACCAAGTGGGTACAACCATACAAAACAGTTCTGAGCCAGTGTTTAGTAATTTCTTCCCTCTCGGCTGAGTGCGTCTCACCTGTTTCCACATTTCTTACAACAACGCAATGCAACTTCGCGCTAGGAAGCAATTTATAAGGAAAGCCAGAATAATCGAGCATCTGGCTTAGCAAACCTGAAGTTTCGATGTCAATCGCCAAAATTCTATCTGCCACTTAGTTCTCCAAATAATCCAAAACAAACTCTACAAAATCATCAAAAGGCTGTGTATCGCTGAAATCATTATTGTCTAGCCAGTAATCAGGTGTCTCTACTTTGTTGTAAAAATCCCACTGCAATAACTCACTGTCTGGGGGATAATGCTTGTCGTCACCGAACCCTACAGGAATAGACTCCCTCGACTTCTGAACCTGAGCAGCAGCTTCATTGTGAATATACACAACTTTTCCACCCTGAGAACGTATCCAATCCAATTCATTTTGATACCGTAAATCTGATATAAGTAAAATCCCATTGTATCGTCTGTCAAGTGCATTAATAAATACGTCTTCGCCAAGTTCTTCGCGGAGCAATTGCCCTACTCTTTTCTGCACATCTCTTGAAGACCACTTGTGATTGATTCCAGAACGATTAGCGCCAAAACTGAACCGTTTTTCCTCTTTTAATTTACGGTCTTGCAATTCTTTGCCACTGATACCTAGAATTGGAGCTACAGCTTCATTTAATGAATCTGCAAATCGAGTTCTCACTGTAGACATAATATAGCGGTGTTGATGAATCAATCTATATTGGAGTTTATTCATGATAAAATCTTTGCCAGAGTTTATGTTCCCAATTGCAGCTACCACCTTCCTAGTCATTATCGAGTACCTCTTTGTTTAATTTTCGTATATCTTCAACAAGTGCCAAATTATAAATCGGAATATTCCAATCCATCGCAATTTTCAATGCTTGCGCTGTTCCGCCGACTAGTTTACCCCCTTTTGCCCAACAAACCACGAAATCTACTGGGTCTTTTAATGTGGTGCTGAGAACTTGGTAAGCGTTTCGTGCCATTAGTTTACGGGAATGCTCTGTCAGTTTTTCGGGTACAGGGTGGTATTTGTCAACCAGTGCAAGCGCTTCGCTCCAAGTGGATGCAATGGATGCGTCTAAATAACCTTGTCGGGGATTGTGTTTATAATTGTTAAAACCATCCCAAGGCAAATATATTCTATAAGGTACATAAGAACCACCTAAAGATGCTTCAGCAGCACCTAATTTAAAAGCTGTATCAGCACCTTTAGCTCCGCCTGTACGAACGATATACCCTTTATCGTACAGTTCACTTGCAACCCTATCCATAGAGTCAAGAACATCTCTGGGAGTCTCGCGACTACCGATACCAGCATAGAATTTTTTAGCCACGTTTTTTCCTTACCTTCTCACCGATAACAACGATACCTATACTAGAACCAAAAAACACAGCAAACTGAGTCAAGTAACCTTTTGCATCTTTAGGGTAGATGGCAGTAAGTATTAGTGCAGATAGACTTGCACCGAATAAGACTGCTGTAGTTTGCAAATAGTACCGCAGAAATAGTCTT